GGGGGGGGTGGGGGGGGGAGCGGACTTACCGCCACCACCACCGAAGGACCAACGGCGCGGATCACCCATTTCCGAAAAATCTTCGTCAAGGCAATCGTTCCAAATCTTCTTAATCTCAATCATCACTTCTAACCTTCCTAAAAAATGATCCAGTTGGCTTAAATCCCATATGGGCGAAGAAACGTTCCGCCCTGTTGGTATTCATTCCGTGATTGACACCAACATAAATTTCCTTGGCCTTGATAACGTTCGTTGCCCATTCATCGTATGCACGAATGAGCATCATTGCGGCCTTGCTTCCACGGGATGACGGATGAACAAAGATCGCCTCCATACCCGCTGAATACTCACGGCAATACATATACGGCGCAGCGTGAGCCACAAGATAACCAACCATCCCGCTATCATTCTCAGCGATGAAGATTTTATAGGTGGATTGAGGGTCAGCGCCCATTTCGGCGTAGTACCTAACAACATCCTCTTCAACGCACATATGCGGGTTAGTCTCAGCAATATGAAGCTTCACCAACTCCGTAATTGCCTCCACATCACTCAACTCAATAGACCTAACGAACATATTTATTCATCCAATCAAAAAGTAATGTCATAAGGGTTCCACGCCTGCGACTGATAAACGCGGGAATGGTTGTAAGACGGGTTTGAACGGTTACGAATGTCATCCACGCACAAGGCCAGATAGCGGAAGGCGTCCGCTCCGTGGGAATACTTGTTGTGGGCAGGTTCGCCGGTAGGGTTGCCTTCGCGGTCCTTCTTGGGCGCGTACTGGAATAGGCTTTCCAGTCCAACCACATCACCGTTATTCAGGCGCTTATTCGCCTTCTCTTTGTCAAACGCACAACGCGGAAGCAACATACGAACCGCGTTGATTCCTTCCATCGTCTTTAGTTTTGGCGCGATAATGTCAAAGTTGATACCAAGGCTATAAGCCGTTTCAATACGGCTCATACCGGAACCAATCTCACGCACTGAAATATCGTGCGGCGCAATGTGGGAACCATAATGATACCCACGGCGTTGAAGGATTGACGCCCATTCGGGAAGACCGATACCCGATCCTTCCTCATAATCAATGATGCGAACCTCATTACCAACCAACTGGAAAAACCAAATGGCGGTAGCATCACTCATACCCAAGTCCCAAGCCGTATTGACCGGGAAGCGAGGATCATAAGGAACAGAGGTGATCTTATTTTCTTCCTGCAACTTCTGTAGCTGCTTGACGTAGTACGCCCCCAGGATCGCGCCTTCAAAGTCGCACATCATTTCCTGACGGAAGAACACATCATCACCGTTACGGGCGATGCTGCGTTGACGCATATCCTCAATCTCTGACGGGCTGTAAATCTTCGTCTGGTGAATATCCAGCTTCACCCCATACCAAGCGTTTGCGTTCTTGGGATCGGTGGCAATCTGAAACATCTTGTAAAAGAAGTTGTGACCCTTCGGGGTTCCAATGAAGATCACCCACGCCTTACGGTTCTCCGTAGCGGGTTCAAGAATGTCCCAAACAATCGGGTTAATGTCCTGGGTTTCGTCAATGATTAGCCCATCCCAGTGATTGCCGCGAAGGCTATCCGGGTTATCCGCGCCCATCACGTAAATGACTGCGCCATTAGGCAGGGTGCATTTAAGGTCTTGTTCGTTGTAGTCCACTTTTCCAAGTGGACGGGTGGCATCCTTGATAAGACGCCAAAACACCTTCTTCGCCTGATCGCGTTGAGGGGCAACGTAGCCATACACACCCTTGGGCGTTTGCGTGGCTTTCCTAACCATCTCGTTAGCGCAGAAAACCGTTTTGCCGCCGCCACGATGAACAACAACAACGTTGAAACGCTTAAGCTTATGGTGAACAAGCAACTGCCACGTTCGCGGCGTGTAATCCAAAACGATATTCGCCATACTATCCTTCCAATACGCGCGCATCCTCAAATGACAGGCGGAAGAGCGCGGCTTCTGATTTCTCTGAAAACAAATACGTGAATGACGGATCACCGTTGCGAGGGTTGGCAATCTCAACCAAGCAAGCGTTCGGCCTCACATCCGCAAACCATTCACCAAATTCTTTTTGTTCCAAAAGTGACAACAGCTTATCCGTGGACAGTAGCCAACCCGGCAACCCCACTGACGCAAGACCAGCGCAAGCAATGTGTCTGAGTTCATCAAACTTTGAGCGCGAAACAGCAATGCGGATGTAAGTCATTTCACTCATACGGTTATTTATACCGGAGGGCCTTTTCCAAAGTTGTTCTCCCCAAATGTCCACATCGGGACAAAAAAAGTGAGGGTGGCTATATTTTTGGCCCCACCACCTTCAAGAAAAGCATTTTCATTTCTCTGCGCGGCACCTTCCCGCCATACCTACCGCCCGCCACATCCTTCCAACCTCGCGCAACATCGCGGACAACATCCGCCATCCATCACCCCACCATCACCCCACCATCACCCACCATCACGGGCGCAGACCATCGCACCCCACCAGCCAAGCCGGGGGGATGGCCCACCTTATATACGTTGCGATAGGAGGAAGGATAGGAAGTGAGATAACTTCAAAAAAGGTGTTTGACAGCGGATAGGAGGAAGGATATAAGCGTTCTTGTCAGCCGGTAGCAACGGACTGACGGGAGCCGGGAACGGTTCCGGCTCTTTAAAAACTGTGAAGGAGAAGGATAGATGGCTTACTCCAAGCCTGAGTGGAACCTTGAACTTATCAAGGAAGACGAACGCACCTTCCTCCGGTGCAAACACACCGGAGTTCTGGCGGAAGTCGCCCAAGATAAGGTCATCTGGCACTGCGAAGAAATCGCGGAAGAAGGTGAAGGTTCCGGTCAGATGGTTGCGTAACCATCGGGAGGGGGAGGAAACTCCCCCTCTTTCCTCCCTTCCTTAAGTGAAGGAAAGAGAGAATGGGTAACTTCATTCGTAAGAGTGGGCACGCGCAAGAACACGTTGTTCTGTTCGCCCTAATGATGGGCACGGCAACGGTTCTCCCGTTGATTGGATACACTCGCTGTTATGTGGGGATAAGCCGATGAACGTAGAAATCTGCATCTATGCGGGTGGACAAGTCATCTTTCACCAAACGGTGTTTATGAAACACCCGAAGATGATGGAAACGTTTACGGCTTTCGTTCTTCGCAAGACGCGCCAAAAGATCGGCGCATATACCGCGAAGGTCGGAATGTTCAACTTCAACGGAACCGTTCGCGTTCCTGCCTACTAAGGGATATGAGGGGGCTAACAACCCCCTCATATGTTCACAATGACGTTGCGTGTTTTCGGCTTTGCCATCGTCTTGAACGTGAAGGATGGCAGGCAAGCGGACGGTAAGTTCCGCGTGTGGGAACGGAACGGCTCCGTTTCGCAGTTTTCCACCTATCAGGATGCGAGGGATTATGCCGATAGGATGCCCGGAAGTGTCCTGACACATTGACGAAATGGGGAGGCGATAAGCTTCCCCATTTTATCATTGACAAGGTTGGAATGATGGCATAACGATTAGATCACGGAACCGCGATAGGTTCCGCCTGTGAAGGAGAGTAGCAATGACCAAATCTCTGTTGGGCACCCTGAACTTCGTTGACATTGCCAAGCCCACGGGTTCGGCGGGTGTGAAGAAAGACCCGATGAAGGAATTCACCAAGGGTGTGGAAACTCAGTTGGCCTATGTGAAGATGCAGATTTCGGGGAACCCCATCACCACGGGTTCCGGGCGCGCTCCGCGCCTGTGGTACTTGAAGAACCGCCAAGGTCTGTTCGCTGTGTGGGTCAACTACGGCACACAGCCGGTGAACCTGAACCCCGATCCCAAGGCGGAACATCGGAACGTCATCAACGCGGGCAAGACCCTGGAAGACGTGGAAAAGGTTCTCAACACGATCAAGGCGGCTGCGGACGCCAAGGAACCGGCCTTGGTCCAAGCCGTGGAAGAGGCGTTCCAGGCTATCAGCGCCCGCCTACAGGGCCGCAGGGGCAAGGGTAAGGGCAAAGCCGCCTAACCCCTCCCCATCCTTCTCCAAGCCTCACAAGGCCCCCAGGCGCGTCCTGGGGGCCTTCTTCTTTGTCAACCCCCGGAACTCCGTGGGGGCTTGACGCCTGGGAACGGGAGGGTCACATTAACCACAACGTTCCTTGTGGTTCTTGTGAGGGGGTGCCGCTATGCGCCGATACGCAGCCTACTACCGTGTCAGTACGGACAAGCAAGGGCGTTCCGGTCTTGGATTGGACGCTCAGAAGGAAGCCGTGAAGAGATTCATCAACGGAGGTTCTGAACTGGTTGGTGAGTTTGTTGAGGTTGAGAGTGGTAAGAAAGCCGATAGACCCGAATTGTTGAAGGCTATCAACGTTGCCAAGATGCACGGGGCAACGTTGCTCATCGCCAAGCTGGATAGGTTGGCGCGTAATGTTGCCTTCATCGCAAACCTTATGGACAGTGGAGTTGAGTTCACGGCTTGCGATATGCCCAACGCTAATAGGTTGACCGTTCACATCCTGGCGGCTGTGGCTGAACACGAAGCCAAAGCAATCAGTGAACGCACCGGGGCTGCGCTACGGGCTGCGAAGGCCCGTGGTGTCCAGTTGGGTTCCCCCAAGGGATCAACGCGGCTGGTGCCCCACGCAGCGGACGCAGCCACCAAGAGTGTGAAGGTTCGTCAGGAGAAGGCGGATGCTTTCGCGGCGGCCCTCGCGCCGATCCTGAGCCAGTTGAAGGATGAGGGCTTCACCTCCAACACCGGCATTGCTAAGGAACTGAACCGTAGGGGCATCCAAACTCCCCGTGGTGGTCAGTGGCATCCAACCGCCGTTCAACGCATCCTTTCACGATCCTGATACCCTCCAATCCAAAAGGCCCCTCAGAGGCGATTTAAGGCCCTCTGAGGGGCCTTTCTCGTTTCCGCTACCCCACTACCCCAAAACTATTTCAGGGCACTCCTTGGCCTTTAAAACGGCTCTATCGGTCCAACCTTCCCCACTACCTTCATACGCATAAGTTCCATCACAAGACCCAATAGCAATGAGGGGTGATGCTTCCTCAATCCCCCTGAAAGCCCCGACGGCTTGGCGTCCAACTCAACAATCAGGATCGGCAACCACTTGTCCCAATCCCTCAACTTCAACTCAAACATTTAATCATCACTATCGGCAGACGGTGAACGCTCATCATCATCCTCCTTTATCGGCAGACGCTCACCACTTTCTTCATTTTCCAAAATGTCAGCATCAATAATGCCGCCGCCGTTATCGGCAGACGGACTTTCAATCAATCCCATTTCCGTTTCCATCATCTGAATTTGAATAGCCGTAGGTTCAGGAATGTTCCACGTAATAGTCATTGATTTGTCTTCCGTGGAATGGCTTTCAATCTGCTTCAATTTCGGATAGGCGTGGGAAATCATCGCCAAACACCAATCACCCTTAATCTTGTCATCCTTGGTCAACGCCTTCTTATTCTGCAACTTGACCAACTTCACAACCGGATCAAAACCCAATGCCTCGTATTTGTCCTTCAACATTGTTGCACGGTTGCTAACACCCTTCGGGCGACCAGGGCCAGCGGGGGCACTACCCTTCTCAAAGGGCTTTCCGCGAGGCAAACCCTTCTTAACAGGTGGGCGAAATGTTGCTTCCGAAATCTCAATCTCACCATTTTCAGAAATCGGCACATCCTTGGGCGAAACACCCAACATTTCGGCTGTTTCAATCAGCTTCTCACCAATCTTCCCGCCGATCCTGAGAGGCTTTCTCTCATCTTCATCCCTGAAATCCGCCATTAAATCACTCCCTGTAAAAAGTGCGTGTACGCAATTTGCGTTTTTTCTTCCTTCCTATTTAGCGTAAACGGGGCACAATTTAGCGTTTTACAAAGAAAAACCCCCAGGCTTGGAGGAACCTGGGGGTCTTAGGGAGGATTTGATTCAAACTAACGTACTTGTCCCAATACCGCTTGAAGAGAACGAGGTTTTGAAAAGCTCAGAACAACAACCACCTCATTCACAGTATTATTTATACCACATCCTCATCTGAAATCTCAATATTTAACTGTTGGTTCTTTATGTCCCAATCTACCTTTGCCAGAACCGCCGCATTGAATGCTTGGGCTGCGGCCTCCACTTCCTCAAAGGTTCGTGCCCGGTGGGCTTTCCTGACCTTCGCGGCTATCCTGGCGGCTTGGTAGAACCTTGCCCCGAAGGCCCTTGTCAACTCATTGTCTCTCATCAACTGACCAACTCCGAAATACCCCCGTGTAGGATTGAGTGTAGAAGTGCTGTGTAGAATAGCTCTCTATTCTATATATATATAATAATAATAATAATAATAATAGTATATACACTACACAACTACACAGCCCTTGCTACACAAGGGTTTGAGGGTGGTGTAGTTTGATTTTCGCAAACTACACTCTACACCTTTTCTACACCTCAATCCCTCAATCTGCGACGAATGGCGTTCAAATCCGTCACTTTGTCATATCCGACCCTACAGGCATTGGCCTTCCAATCAGTCGTAACCTCGCCTTCATACTCAATGTCAACCGGGGCGATGGTGTAGCGGATACCTGAATTGGCACGGCGCTTACTCACCATCCCATCCATACCCGTGAGGGCAGTGAGTGCCTTACCCAACGCCTTCGCGGACTTGATAGAGGTGTTCTCATAGTAGACCGCAGCCCACGGGGCGAAATAATCGGCATACAACTCTTCCGGCGTCATTTCCCGACCACGGAAACGATTGTCCATATGGGTTTCAACCCAAACCTCAACGGCATTCTTGCTGCTATCGCGCATATCTTTACGCAACTCAGTTTCAAACGCCCTTTGGATCAACACCTTATCCACCACCACGTTATTCAAGAGTGCTGCAAAGCCGGTAACGACCTTCATCATATTGCCGTCTTCATCCAGCCACAGATTGAAACGGATGCTTCGTTCTCTCCACGCACTATCCGTGGTGGTCTTAATCATCACGTTACGCCTATCATCATCTTCCAGAATGATCGGCTCTTCATCGTTCGTGGTGAAAATCCAATTCGTGATGTTGGGCACCACATAGGGGGTAACGCCACGCTTGGCGATTGAGATTGTTGGGTTGGTGGTATCCCTCTTAATCAGGGCGTTGAAGTCCACCTTACTGGTAGCCTTGAACTCATCCGCCTCCACAATCAGCTTGCCCTCTACGAAGTCATTCCAACCGCGTTCCATATCGGATTGCGAGGCTTTGCCCATCAGGCAACCGAACATCCCCGCCAGGACGCGCATCAACGTACCCTTACCAATGCCCTTCATCCGACCGACCAACCACATATTGGTTTGAAGGTTGATGCCTGGGTTCTGGTAGATCGCCGCCAACCAGTGGATGACGAAACGAAATTCCTTAGAGCCATTGGGGTTGTTGATTTCGTCAATCATTTCCTCAAGCGTCTTTTCACCTTCCTGGGCGCACAATGCCTGACGGATCATCCGCAAGAACTCTTCCAGATAGACCACATTTCCTTCCACCGGGCGCTTGATTGTGTCCACGAAGGTGTTTAGGCGCTTGGTGGCATTGAAGACCAAGAACGGTTCTGCGAACGGAATGCACACGGTCTGTTCCAAGATCGGGCACACGGTATTGACGAACTCTTCCATTTCCTTTCTGGTCACAACCTGCTTGGCACCGCTCTTTAGCGTCACCATACCGGCCCATTCGTTCGTCAGTTTGTTGATAGCCAGCTTGGCACTACTCACTTCGGTGAACCGTCCAGTCACCTTATCCTTGACCGAGAACCCACCGTTCGCCTTAGCGACACAGATTTGGGCCAGATAGCACCACAACTCATTGTGACCCGGCTTCAAGGGATCACCCCAAGCCTGATCGTTGAATTCGTACTTGCTGAAAATGTTTGAATCAACTCCACACTTCATAATCAATCCTCCTTAAAACACATACGCCATAGCGTCTTTCGCTTCGGCTCTAAGTTTTTCGTCTGAATAAAAACCACCATCATAAAAATCAATCTCACGGGCAATCTGGAACAACTCCGCTTCCGTCAACGGATAACCCATCGTCTTTGCCCGTCCTGCGATGCGGCACAATGCCGTATACATTCCCAGGTGATAGCTACCGGCCTTGTTAGACGTGTAATCTTCCAAGATGGTCTTGGTCACAAGGTTGCTATCAAAAATCCCCCGGTGATACGCCTTGACGGACGCCTTAACGAGTTTGTCCCTAAACCCATCCATCCCTTCCGTTTCCTGCGCCGCCTGGGGAACCACCGGAGCCGGGGGAGGATAGGCCCCAATCAACCAATCCACATCCAGGGGCTTGCCGTTCACCTCTCCCTCAATGAAGGGGCTATCACACCCCTGATACTGACCGGGCACGTAATAGGCCCGTGAGCGGTCCTTACAGGCTGGATCACCCAAGCCCCCGGTGAATTGCCACATCGCCTTCCACAAGGGCTTCACCTCATCCGCATCAACCGTGCGGCTCAGTGGGATCACCACCCTATAACGCTCCGCATCCACCGTAGATGAGGGGCTGTTGTAGATGAGGAAGTTCAGCCCGAAGGCCCCAAGGAACTCCATCATCCCCGCGTGACTGAGGTATTTAGATGGGTCATCGTTATCCACGTCCAAGAACAACATATCCCACCCAAGAACGTTCTCATCCTTGCGGTACTGGTTGCCGCCATAGAAGGCAGGGCTGACAAGATCGGCCTTGGCCTTCTCTTCCTGGGGGGCTTCCCACATCCCAATCATTTCCACCACGAAGGCGTTCCAATCCGTGCTTTCCCGGTTGGAAACCAAGTGCGCGGCTGGAACCCATTTCTGAGCCTTCGCGCTATAGAAGCTTTTCACATATGACCACCTCATTAGACACCTCCCAATGTCAGTTTAAACAACAACTCATCATCAACATTGGCGAAACGTACAAACGGAACGCGAATGTAGTAATCAATCTCACACTCGCCAGCGGAAACGTGTTCCTCAATCCAATCTCGCCTCTCTTTATTCAGCATATACCAACCACCAACCCTCAATGTTCCTATAACGTCAACTCTCTCCATATCATCGTATGATTTCTTGCTCATAAGCTCTTTATAAAGGCGTGAAGGCGTCCATTCCATCACCCACCTCCATACGTCAGCTTGAACAACACGGCTTCTGAAAGTTCCTTGAAATAAACCTCAACGCCCAATTCGTGCGGGCAATCTGGTAACACATCCATCAACCGAAGCCGAATGGTTACGCTGAACAGTCTTTTCAGGCTTTTAATCTGCGCCCCTCGCCCAATCACCACACAGTCGTTGCGCTCCAATAGCGACAGAACAACATCCGTAAATGCATTTTCGTCATACGGATACCAAACCCTGACCCAATCCCGTTCAATCTCGGGAGTGAACTCGGGATTGTTAACCCTGATTTTTCGTTTACCCATCACAAACCTCCAAAATGAGAAACCCCCAACAGAGTGAGCCTGGAAAGCCTCTGTTGGGGGTCTAATAGGACACGCCTGTTATGATAGGCACGGTTAATGAAATGGCGTGTCCGTTACGCTCTTATGGTGACTTCGTTTCCAGGCTCAGTCTCCGATCATAGTTATTTAGTCCGCAACGCTTGAAAGATTAAAACCGCAGATAATGGGGCGGCTAAAAACGGTCCACTCTCTTCGCCGCCCCACATCCTGTTGTTTAACGCACATCCACTCAATAACGGACATATGCAATCATACCTTCACGGAACCGAATTTGTCAAAATACACTCCAATAAAAAAATGAGAAGGGCCGGTGTTACCCGGCCCCTTGTCTCTTACGTGGATTGACCTTTCAATCCGTTTGCAATGATGAAACCCTAACGGTTCAGCATTTAAACCCCCTTAAAAGATGTTTGCCGAATAGCCAAGGGGAACGGGTGCCTTCATAACGGCAACACGCCCACCAAACATCGTAAGGAGGTTGTGTCCTTTGTCCATCAATGCAAGCGCAACCTTCGTAATGATTTCCTTCGCCAACTTCTCGCTCGGCAAACGACCCGCATAAAAAATCTGCACTTCGTTCCCAAGGTGGGTTGAATGAATGCACCACTCATCCATCACCTTCCCACTCATCGCCTTTCCTGGGTAATACGACAACCCAAGTTCCGTATCCATACACCAACTCGGAATGTAGGTGTTGTTCCCGGCCAGGAAGATTTGAACGCTCATCACACCTTCAATGTTGTTATGGAACGCATCCTTGCTTTCCGGGCTTGCACGGAACACCGTTGCAGGGAACCCCGGAGCCGGAACGGCATACTGCTTCGCCTCCGAGTTATCAACAAAAACAACCTGACGACCATCATACTTGATGGTGTTCGTCACCTTACCCTGCATACGCTTAATCTTAGCCTGTCCCATATTGTTTATCCTCACTTACGTGGATTGACCTTCCAATCCGGTTGCGATGATCTATCCATACACCTTTCCTTCCAACCTGTCAAGGAAAACATTCTTGAATTTAACCATTTTCACCCCATTTTGAGGTTTTTCCTCCGACCGATGATAAATAACTTTATCAACAAAGGAGGTTTCCAATGAACATTCTTGAACGCGCCTATCTGACCTTCCGCATTTTGGGGAAGGTCCGTACACAGGCGGATTTCTCAACCAACGTCATCGGCTGTGCCGCCAACTATTATTCCAATCATAAGGACCGCACATCCGTACCTTCCGCAACGCTTCTCACGCTGCGCCAACGCGCCTGCGATTGCCTGCCCGAAGCGTCCAACCGCGTTGAGGTGACGTTGATTGAGGATTTGACCAAGCGGATTGATGATGAGTTGGCGAAGAAGGTAAGGCCGGTCATCAACAACCCGGAATATGAAGACCTACAAGGTATTTTTTAAGGAGGATGATTATGAATATGGAAAAGTATCTCACTCACATCAACAAGGCATTGGCCGATTATCATATCTACAAGGCTCCTGTGCTGGTTGTTTCAGATGGCACCAGCCCGAAACCGCTGTATAGGGGTGAGCCGGATTATAAGAGTATCGTTGAACGTATCGCCGCTATTGTTGATTTGGCTAATGACGATTTGAAGGATAAGAACAATGGATAACAGCAACATTGACGTAACGAAGCTTATTGAAACCGTTCGCGCTCATCTTGTGGAAGAGGCGCGAGTCCTTGAACGTATGAAGGATGATATGCTTACCACCAACAGCCCTGAGACGGTAGGCGCGCATTACGGTCATCACATCAACACTGACAGAATCATCTTTATGCGCAATCTGCGCACTCTGTTTGGTATGGAGAAGAACAATGGATAACGTATTCACCCTGATCCCCACGAAGCCACAGAAGCGGGAAGTGAACCCGGATTTGATTGCGGGTTTGCACACTCTGTTGGAACGCCTTGAAGCCGGTGAGGTAAAGTCAATCGCAGCATCCTACACAACAGAAGACGAAAACGTTCACGTTGTTGTTGATGGCGAGAATATGCTTGAACTGTTGGGTATGATTGAGTTTTTGAAGAAGCGTTACTTTGAGGTGTTTGAATGAAGGAGTGTGACCACTCCTTCACCACGCTAACGAGCCGCTATTATGGAAGCCGTTATGCGTTCTGGTTGGTGATGGGAATGGATTTGACGAGATATGACTTCACGAACAATCCAGCATTGGAGAGGTTCTTTGAAATGCCGATCCACTTTGTTGAACAGGAATGTGTGAAGTGCGGACACATTGAACGTAGTGCGGAACCACCGAAGCCGGAACCCTACCAACCAAGGCCCAAGCGCGGATCATCGGGTTCCGGTCCTTATTCGTCCTGTGGGTCTGACTGCGGCTCCGATAGCGGCGGGGGTGGTGGCGAATGACCAAGAACGATGAGGCTATGTTGAAGGCGCTTCGCCGGTTCGTCATTGATGCCCGCGCCTATCGCATTGTGAGGGATGAACTTGAGGCGAAGCGCGGTTGCCCCCAAGCCAAGGACTGGTTTGAGAGTTATGAGGCGCTGAACCGCGAATGGAAGGACACCCTCACCCAAATGATTCAATTGGCTTACGCTTGGTATGACGGTGAAGATTTGGTTTTGGCGAAGCTTAAGATGGAAGGTGGCGAATGAACTACATCGTTCACCTAACCTTCCATCCCACCGAGGATGACGCCACGAAGGAGGCTTTCCGCCAGTGGACCGAGAGACACGAAATTGAGGCGTGTTGGTATACGGCGGAACATTTGGACATTTGCACGATGGAAACGGATTGCAAGGTGAACTGGTTGGTTGCCCGCAAACGTTTTGAAAATAACGTAACTGGATATTCAATTGAGGAGATTTGATTATGTTTAAGAAGATTATGAATGCGTGGAAAGAGAGGAAACAGCGTGAGGCCGAAGAAGCGAAACAGCGAAATAATGAGTGGCGTGAATACAACAAGCGTTGCGAGGAAGACCCAACGCTTCCCCGCTATGTTCCAACCGGCGGAATGTTGTTTGGATTTAGACGGGAAACGATGGAAGAGGTTGAGGCGCGCTTGCGTCACTTTGAGGTCATCCAGGCATTCAAAGCACGCCAGGAAGCTACCAAGGGAGTGATTGAGGCGTGTGACGCCATCACGAAGAAGGATGCTTGAACGAACAAAGGGCGCGGATTGCTCCGCGCCCTTTGACTGTGAAGGAAGGAAGGAAGCTGGGTTCCTTCGGGTGGTAGCAACACCCGCCCCGGATGGGGACATTCCGACGCCCTTACTACCACAGCACCCCCGGCACGTCAAGAAAAATCTAAATACACGGAAGTGTATTGAATGGGATTCACGAATGAACAAAGCACAGTTTGAGCGCATTTTGAAATCACTTGGTCCGCAGGACGGTTGGACCAAGGGGAGCGGACTTATAGACTTGCAAAACCTCAGTGCTGGTGTGGTGTATTATAAGAACAAGCGGGCACGGGGGAGGCTTCCGAAGATCAATGACCCGGAAGTGATCGCCTACATTCGCACCAGTAAGGAACCCGCTACGGTTCTCGCGCCCAAGGTGGGGTGTAAGCCGCACACCATCCGCGCCATTCGCAACCGCACCGGCCCATACGCCAACCACTGACGCCCCTACCCGCTATGGACAGGATAGCCGCCAAGATGATACACGTTTAGCCCTGGCAAGGTGATACAAAGCCGTTTTCGCCCGTTTTTGCCCAAAGTCTTTTTCTCCAAAGAAATCAACGAGTTACCACCCGTTGGTGGAACTGGAGGTGGAATTGGAGGTGGAAATGGAGGTGGAGGCGTAGGCACGAAAAAAGCGGCTGTATCACCGGAAATGCCCGGTTTCCCTTGGCTTCCGAGGGGGCTGGTGATACAAAACGGGGATACAAAGATGGCCGCTAAGATGAATATGGATCGTCACCCCAAATCCGGGGTTTACCGTTACCGCAAGGGCGTTCCTGAACACTTACGCCCCTACCTTCCCGAACCCCACACGGGAAAGCGCGAACTGATTTTCAGCCTTCGCACCAAGAACCTCAGTGATGCCAAGCGCATTCATATTGAGGTTGCCCACGAAGCCGAAAAACTCATTGACCACGCCAAACGGGAACACGCCAAAGCGAATCCCCAGGATGGCGCTATCAGGATCAATATGGGGCACATCCCCCTAACGATCCCGCAGGATGATTTCTTTATCTCCATCAACTACGGCTTCACTCCCCCGCAGGATGAAGCCCCCGCCCCTGCATCCCTCCCCATCACACGCAAGGCCCCCACCACCAACAAGGGGGAATCCATCAACGCTGTGTTTGATGCCTATGTTCGTGAACAAAACATTGAAGAGGAAACCGCCTTCAAATATCGGAAGCATTGGGCGCTATTCTGCGAGTTCAGCGGATTAACGCTGGATCATTCCATTAAGCTTCCAACCATTGCGATGATTAGAGATTTCAAGCGCGCTATCGTTGACTATCCTTCCGCCACCACGAAGAAGATGCGTGAGGATGGAGTTCACAAGACCCTTGAATATGCGCGCAAGGAATATGCCAATCCAGAACGAACCACCAAGTTCACCCCAATCAGCCCCAAGACGCTCAAACAGTATCTTGCCGCTATTTCCGCCGTCCTGAAATACGCGGTTCGCAACGGCGACCGTGAAGACGATCCAACCTCTTCCGGTATTTGCAAGATTAGGATTGATACCGAGGAAACGCGCCCCGCATACACGCTTGCGGACCTAAAAGGTATCTTCGCCCATCCTGCATTCCGTGAACCCACTTGGAACCATCGCCAATGGCTTCCTGCCATTGCCCTTTATACCGGCGCTCGCAGTGGTGAAATCGGCAATATGCTGGTTGAAGACGTGAAACAGGTTGATGGTATTTGGTATTTCCATATCCGCAAAACCAATGATGCGGGTAAGGTTGTGAAGCGCGTTAAGAACAAGTCTTCAGTCCGTCAGGTTCCAATTCATCGCCACCTTATTGAACTTGGCTTCCTCAAACATTATGAGGCGGTAAAGGAAGCCGGTGAAACCCGTCTGTTCCCAACCTACACTTCCGCGCAATACTTCTCAACGTGGTGGGGGGAACAACGCGAGGTAATGGGCATCACCAATGCTGACAAGGTGTTTCATTCCTTCCGCCATACCTTCCGCGATGCCATCCGCAGGCACAAGATTGACCGTGAAATCGGCAAGCGCCTTATGGGGCACGCATCTAAGGATGTTCACGATTCCTATGGTGACGGTCACGAAGTCGCAACGCTAAAGGAATGGCTGGACCGCATCACCTTTGACGTTGATATTCCGAAACCAAACTAATCACGCATACAAAACGCCGTCTTTATGACGGAGATAAATACCCGCAACTTCCACAAGTTGCGGGTTTTATCTTATGCGCGTCATCAATCAGAAGGGAATTGACCTACTCAAAAACTTTGAAGGTATTGAACTCAAAGCCTACCTTTGCCCGGCTGGCATCCTCACAATCGGCTATGGATCAACCGGCCAACACGTAAAGCCGGGAATGACCATCACGGAACGCGAGGCGGAAACCCTCCTTCGTTCCGATCTTCAACGCTTTGAACGTTGCGTTGAAGCATCTGTGAAGGTTCCCCTAACCGATAACCAGTTTGCCGCCTTGGTATGCTTCACCTTCAACGTGGGTGAAGCGGCCTTCAAATCGTCCACCCTCTTGAAGCTTCTCAATCAAGGCGACTATGAAGCCGTTCCCGCCCAATTGCTCCGCTGGAACAAGGCTGGTGGAAAAGTCCTGAATGGTTTGACACGCAGGCGTGAAGCGGAAGGCGCTTTGTTCCTGGCCTAAACCCGCCAACGATCAACGATCTTGGCGGTATACAAATTCCGTGAAGCCAAGTCCGCCACATCCAATAACCATTCATCCATCTGACCGGCTTCAAACGGCCCCCACATTCCCAACACGTCACCCGCATAGGTGCCGCGCCACGCCACAAGGGCGGATCGGGAAGGCGTGTCCAGCACCAAGAGGGAAACCCCCTCCCCGTGCCCCGCCAAAGCCGCCAGGAAGGGCGTAGGGGCGAGGAAGGCGGGTCCGGGCATCGGAACCCCCAACCGGGCATCAACCCCGCTGGAAACGGCTGAAATCGCCTCAGAGGCGGAATCGGTGGGAATGGCTATCAGGAACATACGATCCTTATAACCCTTATTCCACAAATAGGAAAGGCGTGGGGTGCCCTACTTCCCCACGCCTTTGGATGACGCCAATCATCCTTCCTGCATTCAAACCTATCACACAAACTAAGACTGTCAACATATCTAACGATATACTCAAACCAATCCAAACAGACCAAGCAAAATCTTCAACGGAGCCGTAATGTCAACAGGCGGTAGAGGCAACCCGAAGGCAACCGCAAACGGCTGAACGACAACGCCATAAATCACAGCAAACGCCATCGCATATAGGGTGATTGCCTTCGGTCCACCATAGGACTTGTTCCGGTCAATCTCTGCGGTTGCGTCAATCTGCTTCTTACGCTCTTCGTGCCCCTGATCCTGTACCTTGTTGGCGTCCGCTGGACCAAATTTATCCAGCAACTTTCCACCAAGATTGAAAAGACCATCCAGAATCGGAATACCCATATCACACCACCCTTACAGCAACGCCGCCAAGGCAACAATGACCTTTGGGGCGAACACCACGATCACACCAACACCAGTTGCCGTTAGCAACGTCAGAACCGCGACAACGAGAAGCGCAGCCTTCTTCATTGTTGAACCTTCTTCCTTCATATGGTCTTGGAGTTCCTTGCGAAGATCGTGAACGTCGTGCTTGACGCTCACAACCTCCAAGGAAACCGCATCAACCTTCTCGTCAATGCGGTCCATCTTGTTTTCAAGTCGGTCCATCATATCCCTCAATAGATCAATTGGCTGCGTCATTAGAAGCCTCCAATCTATTTATGGAATGATGGTGTTGGAGCAAACACCCATTGTTTTACTCCAACCCAAGAGCCTGCTTCTTAGCCGTGCCTTCTGCAATAGCCGCATCAACGAACGCAATGTATTCCGCATCACTGGTGCGGATAGCCTTCAACTCATCCTCAACCTCATACTTGGCGCGGATGGTTGCCTTCACGGCTTCGTTAATGTCCTTGTATGCAAACAGGGTCTTGATAGTTGCCTTTTCTGCAACAACATCAACTTCCTGCAATTCCAACACCGGATCAATCGTGTAATCCACGGCATCCGGCATTGAGTAGTAACGCCATTCACCGGCATCACCACAGTGAAGAACCGGGTCGGTTCCTTCCCATCCATTGATCTGGATGGAAAGGCCCGGAACGATTTTGAACTTAAACAACTTCATATCAATCACTCCTTAGAACAGAACTTGGTGAAGGGTGTAAGCGTTCACGGAAGCGTTGGCGTCAACACCCAAGCAATAAGAACCGCCATAACCAGTTGCGAACACGCGACCATCATTCAGAAGGTAGTAAGCGCGGTGGTAGCCCTGCGGCTCCGACACAATCACAACGTCCTTAATGATGTTTGCAGCATTGGTAAACGGAGTGGTCAACAGAGTGAACACAGTGCGGTTAGTCGCATCACCAAGGCCCAACTGTCCATAACCATTGTAACCAGCAACGGCAACCTTGCCAGTGGTGGAAACGATGATTGCGGCAGAGTAGCAGCCATTCGCAGCACCACCGGCACACCACACACCAGCGACGGAACCGAAGCCGGTCGGAAGGGTCGGGATCGCAGGCGCGTTGCGCTGGACGGTATCGCCCATACCCAAGCCGCCAGTGGAGTTATCACCCCAAACGCGAATCGTGCCGTCATTCAGACGCGCATACACGGACGGGATGGAAGCGGTAGCCTTCACATCGGCAACCACACCGGCAACACCCAAACCACCGGCAACGGCAGTCCAAGAAGTGCGGTTGGTCGTATCGCCAACACCCAACTGACCGTGACCGTTTACACCAGTGCCGTAAAGGGCACCGTTGGCAATCGCCAGAGTGACGCCGGTATAAGAGTTGTAGTTGGTCCCGTTGTAGTAACCACCACCAGTGCGAACAACCTTCGTCACGCCAGTGAGAGAGGTCTTGATTGGAGTGGTGCGGTTGGTGGTGTCACCCAAACCAAGTTCACCAGAACCGTTGTAACCCCACGCATACAAGTACTTTGCAGCGCCTACGGTAGCGAACACGGAGCCGTGACCGTTGTTGCCGCAATACACTTCCTGAACGTCAGTGAGGGCACCAACGCGAACCGGCGTGGAACGGTTGGTGGTCGTACCGTCGCCAAGATCACCGTTACCATTGTAACCGGCTGCATACAGCAAGCCATCGGTGGTCTTGAAGAAGATCGTTACATAGTTCCAAGAGTTATCGGCAGTACCGTAAATCTTATCAACCGTCTTACCGATTGTGTCAAAGAACGTTACCTTCGTCATCATATAACGGTTGGTGGTATCGCCCAAACCAAACTGACCATAGCCATTGCCACCGGAGAAGTAGACTTTACCGTTGGTCATAACGGCACCAATCCAACCCATACCAACAAGAACCTGCTTCACAACATCGGAGTTCGGATCATACGTGCTATCAAACACAACGTTGTTCGGGAGGTAAGAGGCGTTGGAATCGTTACCGTGAGCCAGTGCGCCACCGTTGAAGGAACCAACCGTCTTAATCAAACCGTTGTTCATCAGGTAAGCGAAGTGGGAGCCGGTCCAACCACCAGTGACCACATCCGGCAACTTGGCAACAGTGGTGCCGCTACGGCTATCAACCACGGACCAAACCGGATCGGTGCCGTTGGAGGTCAACACGCGACCAGCCGCACCAAGAGCAACCTTCGCCGCACCAGTGCCGTTGTGGGTCAGCAAATCACCGCGAGCGGTCAACTGACCAACTGCGGAACCCATCGTGTTATTGACGCGAACCACTTCCGCATCACCAGCCGCGTGAATGGCAGTGATCTTCTGAGCCGCCTCATCAACAATCAATTGCTTCTGAGCCTGGGTAGTGGTGTTGATAAAGTTCACAGCGGAGGTAACACCTACAGCCTCCGTGGCCTTCGCAAGATACACAAGGTCTTCCGGGGAGGCGTTCGCCGCAGCCGTCTCAGCCCTGTTAATGATTGCGTCGGTAGCTTCTTTCAAAGTAGCCATCTAACTTAAACTCCTTAAATATAAAGGTTCTTACCAAATATTTAGCAATCTCTGCTTGAAATAATACTTCTCAGGATTGCCCACCGAATCAATCAAACCTTCGGCTGCTTGTGCCGCAGACAATGCCGCAATAGATGCGGCGACAGTCTGTTGCTCCAACAATGCAATATCGTTCTTAGTCGTAATGGCATTGTTGTAAATCGTCTGAACACTGGAAAGCTTTGAGGTAACGTCAGCCTGTGCATTCTGAACAGTGGTGCGGGAAGCCGTCACATCCGCTTGCGCCAACTGAACCGTAGCAACTCCACTCGTTACCGTGTTGCTCAACGCAGTTAGGTTGGTCTGAACCGCAGCAACCGCACTCACCGCCGCATTATTCGCAGCCGTCGCAACACTCGCATTCAGATTGGCGACAACGGAATCAAGGTCCGTTGAGGACATTTCCAAACCAGTACCAGCCGCATTGACCTTCAACACCCTATTGGGCACCAATTCAGGGAACGCAACTCCCTTGAAGGTTGATCCTTCCGCAAACTTAGGCGCACGATCCATCAGCGCCTTAAGCTGCTGGGCCATTCTCACGTTTCTATCAAGAGCCGCCTCAAGAGGTTCAGCCGGGAGAGCATCGTTCTCCGTCAACTCCAAACCCTGAGTGAAACTCATATCCAGCTTGATCGTTACGCGCGTTCCTGCTGCTGGTGCGGTCACAAACGTAATCTCACCACCAGCCGCATTGCCGACACCGGACACGGAATAATCAGTGCCAAGGCTCTTCACGCTATCAACACCGGATGTGGTGACGATAACGCGAACCTCGCTGTCCAAATCTACCTTGAATGGGTACGTGAAAACCTTCTGTGACCCATTTGCGGCATATTGGATTTCAATAACACCGTTCTCAATTGCCATAAAAACACCTCAAACAAGAACGCCCTTTAGGCGTATTTATCCCATTACCCTCTTTTGGATGGTTATTCACCATCACTTCCAATATCAGGACCACGATGCGGGGAAAGTGCGCCTGGACGCCACCAGAAATCCTGTCCGTAATTGTTCTTATAGTTACGGATACGTCTGGAAAACGTTTCCCTTGGGTTGCTACCCATCATCTTCACCAAGCCGTCTTCAATCCAACGGTCAACGAACAAACGGGAATACCAAAGGTTATTTCCAGGCAGATACTTAGCCATCTTGTAAATGTCTTCACCCGCCTTCTTCTCAACCTTGCTCAACGGCTCACCGTTCAGAAGATCGGTGATGTTGTGCAAGCCAATCGCGTTGATGGCATCACCACCAAGGCCCCAAATCGGCCCAAGCGTTGCCGCAGCGAACGGAGACATAGCATCCCCGTAACGCTTCTGACGGGCGCTATCAAAGGCGGTCTTCACGTAGTCGCCAATAATGCCGCCCGCGCCACCTTGAAGGAACGCATCAAACACGAATTGTGGGCTATCCCAGGAACGCGGATCACGTCCAGCCGCCAAATCCTTGAGGGTCAACGCCAATGCACCCAAGAGGGTCATTGTCGCCACGAAGCCAGCGCCATAAAGGGCGCGTTCCGCCCCACCGGCTTCCTGGCTAAACATACGCCCAACGTGGTTGTAAAGAATAAGAACCGGGTATCTCTTATATTGAGCCATAAACCTACCGGCCTGATTGCGAACGCCAACCCTATCAATAAACCCGCGCTCAAACTTCCAACCTGACGTAATGATAGCCTTATCGGTTTCAGCCTTAATATACTGACTTACCTTAAGGGCTGCATCGTGGGCACCCGGCATCATATCTTCCATTCGCATAATGTCTGCGATGTTGACGTGAGCCACGCCATCACGATCAATCGTATTTGACTGACGTACAATGTTCCATTCGTCAGGCGTAATGCCGTTGATCTTCAAACCTCTTTGAAGTTCGGATGGGAGGTCAGCAAACTCTTTTCCAAAGTTCTTGGCGATGTTCTGCGCCATATGAACAGAGAAGCTAATCCTCATTGCGTCGGTGTGACGGGTCAAACCCTGCCAACGCAATACCTTGTCAGCCATCACCGTACCGAAGCCCTTGTTCAACTGCATATCAAACTGAGCCTTGGCGAGAATGTTTCCGTGAAGGTGTTCAACCACCAACCCCAACTCAGCCGCGAACACGCGAAGTTCTTCCTTTGACTTACCAGCCGTCAAAGCCTTCACGTAATCCTTCATAATCTTGGTGGCTTCCAACCCGTTGAACTTGGCGGTCCAACCCATCGTGCCCAAGTCGCCAGTTGCGGAGAGGATCGCGGAACCCAACTGAGCCGATGCCAACACACCGCGCACTTGGTCAAACACATAGGCGGATCGTGCCCCGCCTGGATCAAATGTGCGGCCTTGGGCAATGTCCAACCATTCATCAATGCGCTTGGGCATTCCCTGTTCCTTACGGTACGCAAGCCAAGCCGGAAGGTTCTCATCCTTGATCCAGGCTTTCGTAACCGTGTTCAACAGTCCACCACCGTGCGCCTGTGGGTTCGCAGCATCGGCAATGTTCTTGTCCTGCATCCTCATAACGGAAATGTCTTTGAGGAACTGAATGCCGCCATTCACATTAGGACCAAACGTTTCCATCATAGCAATGTCACGGCTCATTACCGTAATGTCATCCAACGCAGCGGAGACAATATCCGTTTCACCATACTTAGTGTTGTAGTCAAACCACGCATTATCCTTGAAATGAAGAACGCGCTCTTTATCAAAGCGGTTTGCCACTGAGCCAGAACGGTACGTTCCCGCATTGCGCTTGTTCATTCCATCACGGGCGATGCTTTCCCACACTTCTTCCAACACGGAACGCAACTTAACGTCATTCATTGGAAGGCCGGTGTAATGGTCAAGCATCTTCTGCCTATCCAACATAGGCATAACCTCATTGACCCATCCATCCTTAGTGGCCTGACGAACCTTCACGGTTGAGTGTTTGTGTGGAACGTCATAGTTCGCAATCTTGCCCTTCGCACCACCCGCAGCCGCGTGAACTGTATCCAAATAATCGTAGGTGCGGCGCAACCCTTCGGCAAAAGCCTTGGCGGCTGCGTTGCCGGTGTTCACACCTTGAAGTTCCTTGTGGATTGCCTGCTGTGTGAGGGTTTCCACCTCACCTGTGAACGTCCGCTTCACATTGGCGAAGCCTTCCGCCAGGAAGGAAAGCGCAATGTCTTGGTGACTTTTCACACGGTATTCCAGGGATTGCCTGTGGTAGCGGTCACGCCAATCAGGCGTGAAGATCGCATCCACACCGGCCTTCACGTCATCCACCTTGTTCACCCAACTGAGCAAATCAGCTTGGCTCTTGGTCTGTAGGGCCGCACGAAGGCGCTTAACTTCCGCCGATTCGCGCAACTGCCCCGCAAGCTGTTTCTGAGCCTGGGCGGCTGCAATAAGCGGGTTCGTCTGACCACCGGCCAACTTGGATTGAATCAACTGATTGTAGCTATTCAGTTGAACATCCGCCTCTTGTCGCGTGATAACACCCTGACTAACCAAATTAGCAAGACACTTTTCTACCATTACCCCACCTTACAAGCTTCCAGAACTTCGGCCAGCATTTCCTCTGCCTCAATCTCTTTCTTGATTTCATCAACGGTCTTCACAATCGGCTTACCGTCAGCATCAACACCGTGATACACACTCATATTTAGATTGCTTTCCAAAATACCGTTTAGTTCAGCAACGCTTTTTGGCGTTCCAAGACCATCAACAAACGTCTTCACCGCTTCGGCAACCTGCTTAGGCGACGGAGGCGGATTGTTCATCACACGTTGAACCGTGTCGGCAACGTCCTTGATCGTCAGGCTTTCATCCAGTGATGCCAGGATTTCATTAACCCGCGTTGCCACTGCGTCAATATGCTTCCTGCCTTCCTTGCTGATACCAGTCTTCTCCCGCTTGAGGAAATCATCAACCGCTTCCAACAAGGTTCCGTGCTTGTCAAACAACTCATCCAACTTCTGAGCCTTCTCATCGGTGAGAATGTCCAGAAAGTCTTTTGCGGTTAGCTCTTCACCATCAGCAAGGCGGTTGCGCATTTCCTGCAAGCCAACAATCTCACGCATACGCTCAACGGAGACACGGGGATTTGATGCGAACAATTCGGCATACAGCTTCTTGTTTTCATCAATGAGGCGCATTTCACGCAGCACTTCCAAGGCCGCATTGCGTTCCGCCTGATTGGCAAAGTTCGCCTCATCACGCGCAATCTCAATATCGTTCAGAGTATCGCGCTCAATCTCACTGATCTTTTCAGCCGGGTCTTTAGAAGCGCGACGTTCCGCCTTCTCAACCTTCTTATTGAACTCGGCAAGATCACGCTCAATGCCCTTCGCTTCCTTTGCGAAAGTGGCACGCTCATTCTTGAGGGCTGTAATCTGTTCCATCAGAGAACGGTGAATATCATCAACCGCTTCCTGTGGAAGCATTCCATAATGGCCTTCGTGAACCGCCAACACGTCACGTTCCAAGCCCTTAATCTGAGCGTCATAGTCACTCAGGATCGCGGACGCATCATCAAAATCCTTGGCCTTCTTCGCCTGGATTTCCTTCATACGCTCCAACTGAACCTTGGCTTCATCCAAGGCGTTGATGGCGTCTGCCTTCTGTGCCTGCATCCCTTCAAGGCGGCGCTCAGTTTCAGCCAGCGTGGAAAGACGGTTTGGAGACTGAGCGGCCTTGTAATCGTCCACCAATTCATTGAACCGTTGATAACGCTCTTCCGTGGTGAAAGTGCGAACAAAGCTATCCAACTCATCCGGGGCAATGTTGCCAGTCTCAATCTCACGAATGACTGTATCAATGTCGCCAAGACGCCTATCAATCACCGCAATATCTTCCGGTGTGATAGCACGGGCCTTCGGATCATAGGACAAATCCGCAACTGCCCTGGAAACCTCTTGGAAGTCCTGTAGGTTCTTCATCATCTGCTGACCATCAACAGAACCAAACTTGGTATGAAGAACGTCAAAAGCCGCCGCATCCTCAACGGATTGGGCGCGAAGGATCACGTCAAGGGCTTCCTTCTGTTCCGGGGAGAGGTTCGCACCCTGTAGGGACTGAGCCGCCGCACGGGCTTCCTGTGGGGTGCCGAACAGCTTCCGGCCAACCCACTTACCACCGGCACCAAGGCCCTTGATACCGCCACCAATAGCGCCACCAAACACAGCCGCGCCACCAATCGCCATCACGGAATCGCGGTTGATCTCATCTTCCGACACACCCAACTCACGCGCCCAATCACGGGTTCCCCCAGGAAGGAACTGGATACCGGATTCAGCCGCCGTGTTGATCGCCGCGTTCCCCAGGATCGCCGCGCCCCATCCTTCCAGCGCCAAGGGCGCTGCGGCCAGGGTCACACCGATGTTGATAGGGTCCAGCATAGAACCCGCGCCCATACCCACGAAGCCACCCACGGAGCCGCCAAACCCGGCACGGGAGGAAACGTCATTGTAGGTAGCGCGGTCTTTCAAGGCGGTTGCCTTGGCGCGGTTCTTGGCTTCGGATTCCATTTCGTAAAGGTCAAGAATGCCACCATCCTTTTCCTTCAACTTACCGATTGCGGAACGGTGAGCATCAATGACCTTCTGACCGCCGAACATACCACCCGTTTCGTCCAAGTCAGAACGTGCTTCCCACAATTCCTTTCGCGTTAGCGCCTGACCACCAGCCGCAACAATCTTAGCGTTGTTCTCATCCCACAACTTATCAAACTCATCGTTGTATACGAACTTATCCGCACTCCAACGAAGGTTTGACATTGCGAAATCAAACGCAGCATTTACGTTCTCGCTATAATCAGTTTCAATACGTCCGTTCGTGGCATCGCTATCAATAAGCTGCCTGCCACTCTCGGAAATCCCCATCCAAGGACTTGCCATTATTCGCCCCTTGATTTCTTAATCTTCTGTTCGGTTTCGTAGAGGTTTCTCTGATACACAGAGAGGCTATCAGAAAGCGCATTCACTTCCTTGGTTGCCTTTCTAATATTTATGACAACCGCCTTACCGTTCTCATCCTTCACAAGCAACGGATTGGAAGTGTCATCACCCCAAAAACCGGAAGCCCTTGGCATCTGAATAACGTAATTGCCTTCACCATCAATTGGTGCCAACCAACCCTTCTTCTTAATCTCACTCAACGTCTTGGGCGTTGCGGTTGAGCCTTCAAAGGTGAATGCCTTAGCGGAGGAAGCCGCCTTGGCGAAAATATCGTCATTCATCCACAACCAAGTTTTATCAAACTCTGATTGTCTCTGACCGGGATAGGCCGGAAGAAGGTTCTTACCCTTCATCTTTAGAAGTTCGTCATCCTCACGCAAACCGAAGAACTCTTTAATGGTGCCCTGCGTGTTCATATCAAACTCACCAAAGCCTTGTGGGTTCTTACCCACATAAGCATCAACCACGCTGTTGACCAACTGCGAAGCACTCTCGCCGTTCGGGTCAACCAACTCAATACCAAGGCCACGCAAATCTTCGTGTACCTTCGCCTTCATCTTCTCGCGGGATGGGAAGCTTTCTTTCACGTTCTTCTGTAGATCGCGGCCTTTCGCCAGATTGTCAGCGAACAGCTTGGAACCCGGATCACCCTGGATACGGGCAAAGATTTCCGTGGTGAGGGAGCCTTCCTTACCACCGACCGCGCGCAACAGGTTTTCCGCGCGCTTCCTATCCATCGTCACGGTTCCATCTTCCTTGGTGGTGGCAGTCAGCGCCCCCAGGACACCAAGCAACTGTTCCTTCTGCTGCGGATTGGCGTTCTCAAGGGATTCACGGAATGCGGCGGCTTCCTTCTTCGTCAGAGGAAGCGGCTCAACTCCAAACTGATTCTTACCAACACCCATCCAAGTACGGCGCTTGGCAATGTCTTCCGAAGAGATACCTGCGTTCGGGTCAAGCGAACCAACATCCTTACCAATACGCTGGTAGAAGGACAAGAAATCACCGGAAGCCGCGAAGCCCTGCATACCTTCGTGAAGGCCCTTCAACTTTTCAAACTGGCGTTGCTCAACCCCGGAAAGGTTGCCCGCCTGATTGCGGGAAGCCAAGTCATTCACCTTCGCGCCAAGTTCCTTTAGAGAAAGGCCCTGAGCCTCAACCAACACCGGCATATCGGCTTCCGCCTCATCAAACATCTTGCGAAGCGTCTTAGCCGCAGTGAGGTCTTTGTTCTCAGCAACGAGGTTCTTATAAACCTCATATTCCTTACTCTTTTTGCCAGTCTCAATGTAGCCCTTAAGAGCGGTAGCGGCTCCATTCACAACGTTGTTATGGAAGTTCTGCTCACGCTCCATCTTGGCAATGCGCGCTTCCCTACGCGCTTCCGCCTCATCACTCTTAATCTGGCGCTGAATCGTGTTGATGAAATTGGAACGCTCAGACGAATCCATATATGGAAGGTTCTTTGGGTTGCTGACGAACTGCAACGCTGCCTTCGGGTTTGATTCCAACTCACGAAGCGCAAGCGACCTATCAACAGACTGACCCAACTTATCCTTCATCGTCTGAGCAAGGTCAGGGCGCAGCGTTCCCTTAGAAACCATTTCGTCAATGTTCTTGAAACGCTCAGTCAATCCAACATAAACCTTCTCAGAAGGCATACCGTAGGCCGCATTAAGGAACTTATCGTTACCGTCATTCAGCGTTGCGGTAGTTTCTTGAAGGACGCGCTCACGCCAATCCTTCCAAACTGCCTGTGCGCCGCTTTCACGGTAGAACGTCCACTTGTTCTGCAACTGAGCCAGAACGCGCGGCTTATCCTTGTGACGCTCACTCAAGCCCTGGAAATACAAATCAGCTTCGTTCTTGTATCCGTTGTAAGCTTCTTCCGTTGGACTTTCTGCCGCCTTCTTACGCATACCCTCAAAGTGCTCCATCATAGCGTTCTCTTCCGCCATAACGGTCTTAAGGTCTTCGGCTTCCTTGAACTGAGAGTTCACCTTTTCAGCAAGAGCCGATGCCTTTTGAGCCAACTGTTCCTTCTCGGATTCAAGATAGAACATTGGCGTTGGGTCAGCCTTCGCACCTGTAGCGCCACCTTGAAGCGTCTGCTGCGGTACATAATCGGGAATACGAGCCATTAACTAAACTCCTTAACGAATTACGGGAGAGGCGAAACAGTGACGTTAGAACCGTACTGCGCCCAACTCTGAGAAGATGCGTGAAGGCTGGAAGCTCCTTCCATACCGGATACCGGAACCCATTCACCAAAGGCGGAATGTCCACCCGCGCCAGCTTCCGCGCCAAAGGCACCGGGGGCGCTTGCTGCGGCTGCGCTCATCAGAAGCGATTGACCGGCCTTCACCCAACCCTGTTGCGCATAAAGCTTGCCCTGCCACCTGGAAACAGCGGCTTCGCTCATATGGCGGTTATACTCAACGTCGCCGTTCCAGCGGATCGCCAAGGCATCAAGTTCCGCCTGTCCAGCCGCATCCGCCAAATCTTCCAAGAGGGAACCACCGGGAGCAAAGCCGGTGTTAGCCTGGGCGGCTTCCATCCTTCCAAGGAACTTCTTGGTGAGGGTGCGTTGTCTCTGTTCCTCATAGCGTGCGCGCATAATCGCCGCCTGGGCGTTGTTCTCAGAAACCTTGGCGTTGTATTCCATAAGGGCTTGCTGCTGATAGCCTGCCTGGACTGATCCAACGGCACCGGCAACACCGGCACCCATCGCAAGCGCGGTCATTGCCGTTGCACCAAAACCCAAATATGCCACGCCACCTGTAGCGGCACCCAAAGCCAAGGGCAAAGCTGCTGCTGCCATTAAACACCTTCCTTCTTATACTGCCACACGTAGAATGGTTTCGCTGCGTTACCCCAAACCGGGATCATTCCGCACTGCTCAAATCCACACGTCTGAACAAACCTTTTTGACTTTTCACATTCAGCAATCGTGTAGGCCACCAATCCGTCATAATGTTCCATCAAGAAATCACGCTGCCTCTTCATTTCCCTGACGATTGAAATAGCGTGCTTTTCTGCATCACTTCCAACCACCAACCAGATTTCCGCAACCTTCCGGTACAACGGAACCATTCCGAAACAGGCAACCACCTTCTCCCCATCCATCGCCGTGAACGCATATCCTGCCTCCATAAGCGGCCAATACACGTCACGGGGGATGTATTGAAGTTCCTCAACGTTCGGGCCTTCAACCTTCAATGTATTTATATGTTCGGCCCTAAAATGTACGAACTCCATTAGGACTCACTCGTATTAACACGGGTGATAATCGCAGTGATGTTCATAGGAAGCGGCTGATCCTGAATAATGACCACTTGACCGTCATCATCCCAACCACCATCAAACTGAACCTTAACATCATCGCTAATTAGGGCGGGGGCCTGTCCAAGCGGGGTTGCCGTGGAACGGCACACAATCTGTTCTTGGCTCTTGTCGGTGCCCACCTTACCGCCAAGGCTATCCACAACGCGCAAGATCACCGTATCAATGCGCTTCATCTTGCCCTGTGCCGTGCCCGCAGCCTGACCAGCCTCAATGCGAAGGGTCTTGAGTTTGGACACATAGGGCAAGCCAACGTGAACCTTGGAAGCCGCACGGGGTAGCGTGATCTTCCCATCACTGGTGACAACCTGATTGGGCACCACGGCACCATCAGCCAGGATGGAAACCGTTTCCCCCTTGAGGTGTTCCAAGCCAGTGATGACGGTCTTAGGCGTGCCTTCGTAGGTCAATCCACTATCCACATAGAAGCAATCTTCCTGATCGTAAAACTCTTCATAGGAAGTCAGATACTCAACATACTTCTTTGTCTCGCCATCAATAGTGCGAGACACAATCATCCAAAGATCATCACGGGCGTTATCCGGTGAAGGCAAAGTTGCGATGGCCTCAACTTTCGCATTGCATCCGCCGATGATATGACGATGAACACCAACAACCTTTTCTTCACGCTTATACGTGATGCCTACCAACACACCATCTTCACGCAGGAACCAAACGATACCATCCGGGCGGCGCTGATAGGCCATAGCGGTAATTGGATAACGCTTGGTGATGTGACGCGCCAACAGGTTCAGGTTCGGAGAACGCCAACCATCAGTGGTGTATTCATATGCCAATTCCAAAATCTGCCTGCCGCCATCCTGCAAGAACACGATAGCGTCACCAATCTGCCTACCCTGTACCGTTGACGATCCTTCCGTCTGAATCTTCTCTCTAACCGCAGTCTTTGAGGTGATAGAGGAAGCCTTATCGGAAGAATAAATGCGGTGGTTGCCGTCAGACACACCCGCGAACAACGCACCCTTGTGCATTTCCAACCAACGGATTGCGTTAACCTGTCCGTCATTGATGGCAAGGTTCAGGGCGTCGGTATCCACAACCGGGCTGGATACAGAGAAGTCTTCCCACTGGTTGGTTTTGGAACCATACAGGGTGTTGGGCTTCTTCTTCGTGCCCGCCAGCCAGAGGCGGGAATCAAACACGCCAATAGCGCGAGGCTGATTCTCCCCATAGAAGGCACCAAGCTTCCACGCCTTTTCCCCCGTGATCGCGCCGAAGCTCTTCACAACGTCAGCCGTTACACTGGTGGGGGAGCCATAAGCCGTGATCTTCGCATATCCCCAGGTGTTGGAATGCTTGATCGTGACCAAGCGCCCAACGTCCGTTGACGCGAACAGGTTGGAAGATGCGGAAATGCTAATGCCGTTGCCACTGGTAGCGGACGGGGTAAGCGTGGTGTCAGTGTCGTTCTGATCCATATACGGACCATTCGGTTCCGCACTGGCGAAGGACCACGCGGAATGACCCGTTCGTTCCAAACGCCAAACAATATGTTTTCCGTCAACGAAATACATAACGTCTGCACTCTGAACATACTTGATATTCGGCAAATCGCTTTCACTGTAAGGAGACACGCATTCATAAACTGCGTTACTCGCATTAAACACCTGTCCACGATCCTTATAGACACGCATATACAAGTGCCCAAACTCCAACATATAAGCCTGTTCCGTATTGAACTTGAACGGGATCAAGATTGCCTTCTTAGACGCATCCTTAACCGCTGCAACCATCTTGGTTCCTGGGCGACGAAACGAACCGCCCTCAACCCAAATGGCGAAGTTCTCCATTGTCTCAACAGAATTGCCGTACTGCGTTAGATCGGTACGGCCAAACATACGGTTAGAGATTTCACCGCCCGTTAGGCTGTTTTGGATTTTCTGAATACGTGGCATCAAAACACCTTAAAGAATTACGTTAAAAATACCGGACGAACTAATATAGGTCTTGTCTGTGCGGGCCTGCGCCGAATCAATGGAACGGGTTTCCGCCAATTGAACGCGGTATTCGTTCGCCATATACTGTGTCATTGAAGAGTTGTTGGTGATGGCGAAGCAAATATCAGCCGCCAACTTATACGCAATCAACTCCCGCAAGGCCGGATCGTATTCGTTCGGATCGTCCACACGCGCCACGTATTTAAGATTGATGGCGTTGTCATCGGACAGGAGGCGACGGCCTTCCTTCTCCGGCAAGGACGTTGCGCTATATGCTTCCAACACACGGATACAATCAGACGGCAATTGAAACTGATTGGCATACTGAAACTCAGGCGCTTCCGCGAGCGGCGCAAGGGTGGTGCGCTTCACACAGCTTGACCAATCGTGAGCCTCCAACACGGCATCACGGGACTTATCATAGTTACGAAGGCACAACTTACCGGACTTACTATCCTCATTCAGCGAAGTGATACGTTCCGCCCCAATCAAGTCCAATGCGCGATTACAAATATCAACCTTACTCGCCATTCAAACACCTCAAAACAAAATAGGGATGGGGAACACTCCCCATCCCTATTTATTCTTCTAAGTCGTAAACGACACTTCACACTTATTCAGCGCAAAGAATCTTCACAACCTTAGCCTCTTCCATACGGACAGCACCAGCTTCAACGCGGAAATAAATCTGCGTAGCATAGTTCTTGTCTTCACGTTCAGTGATCGCACCGAACAGACCATCACGCAGACCCAACAGAAGGCCATCCTGTGCGAACGCGAAAGCCGCACGGTTGCCGGATTCCAGAGGAACGCGGGTGGACCAAATGAAGGTGAAGCCGTTGAAGGTGTTGATTTCACCGTTCACCAGAGCCTTAACCGTGTTGTAATCAGAGGAAGTAACCTGAGTGGTATTCAGGAGAGACTTCTTCTGAGACGGGTGAGCAACGATGAAACGCGGAATAGACGGATCAACGTTCTTGCTATCCATAAGATACTGAGCCTCAACAATCTTCGGCACAGTCAGATTAGAATTCACCGCAGAACCAGTGTGAACATAGTCAACGGCAACAGTCTGATTTGGGTCAAACGTATAAGCCGTGGTGCCATCCTTACCGCCGTAGGCAGTACCGAGAGCCGCAGCGATAATCACATCATCAACCTTACGGGCAATCGCAGCCGCACCAGTCGCAACCAGGGAAGAGTTAGGATCGGCCAACATACGAACCTTATCCTGACGATCAACCAGCGTGGACCAAACCAGCGGAGTGGTGGTCACGGAACGGCGGTTGTAATCCTGGGCGATATTCGGGGTATCCGCATAGCGGGTAGCCAGTTCTACAGCGGTAGATTCACCGTAGTAATCAAAAAACTCACGCTCACCAACGAACGTTTCTTCACGAACATTGCCGCGCACCACGCCTTGAAGCTGCTGTGATGCCAACATAATGTTGTTCGTATATTGGTTTGTCCAAAATACATTCTCAGCCATAATAAACTCCTTATAAAATAGGCTGTTGTCTTTATTAGCATCGGTTCGCTACCCCACATTTCGCGGAACTAAAATGAGTTCCTTGTGGGCAAACCTAACAACATAACGCAGTGTTTTACGCGGTCCTTACCTTTGACTTCGGACAGGGCAACACACGGTTATGCCGTGTGTCGTTATCCCTGCTGTTTGTTTTTGTTTGATGCTGGCTTGGAGGGAATTTCCTTACCGGCATCCTCGGAGGGAACAATTCCCTCCTTGGTGGCGCACCACTCAAACCACTCTTGGGCGGTTTTAAGTGGTGAACCTTTAACCATTTCACTTCCGCTGGTTACGACCAGCTTCAAAACTTCCAATGCAAGCAAACGCTTATCCATTGCTTCTTCCCCTATTTATCGGGAAGAGGCTGAATTGATGATATTATTCAATTCATTCCAACGCTTAAGCGCGTTCTGGTGTTCAGGATGAAGCTTGTTGTAGATTGGATGCTTGCTTCCTTCCTTCTTTGCCTCATACATAATGCGCTGAATCTCGGACTGCGCATCCTGGGGAGACAAGGAACCGGAGCCGCCACGGTCATCCACTGTGGGTTCCGTCATAGCGCGGCCAATGCTTGCCATCATTTCAAGGAAGGCAGGTTCACCGCCGTAGTTCTGTGCCAGATAGGCGCGCAACTCCACGTCAGGAACGAAGGCTTCAATAGCCTTGGTGGCGTCAGACACGATGGTTTGCACCTTCGCGCCCTTGGCTTCCTTCCAGGCTTCCAAACGCTCATTCGCGGCCTGGATCGCCTTGAGGTCTTCCTTGACCTTCCATTCCGCCAGGGTGGCGGCTTGGTCCTTGGTCAAGTTGGCGTCAAAGGCCACATCCTTGAACGCTTCAAACTGCGCCTCATCCAAGATCACGCCTTCGGGGGCCTTGAACTCATACCCACTCTTGTCCGCAGGCTTTCCAAGCTTCTGCCAAACTTCGTTCCACTGTTCCGGGGTAGCGCCCTCGCCAGGAAGGGAAGCCTTCTCCCCCATCTTCTGAACCGCGCTCATATAGGATTTCGCAAGGTCGTTAATGTCCTTGCCCTGTAGACCCTTGAGCATCGGGGAGGATTTGAATTCGTCCGAAAGGTCTTCAAACCATTTCGTGTTCGGTTCCTTGCTGGACAGAAGGGTTGCCTTCTGAACCTGGGCTTGGGTTGCCGTGCTTTCCTGGGTAGCAGACGCGGCAACATCATTTGATGCCGGTTGGGCAACACCCGTTTCCGGTGCCGCTACCCCAACGTTACTAACATCATCCATACTTAAAACTCCTGTTGAATATTGTTCATTGCCTTAACGGCTTCATATCGTTCCGTGATCTTATCCGGCGTATCCGCCAAGATTCCCTTGATGTAGAGAAGCACCGAACGCTTTCCTTCCAACGCATAGACGTAGTGAGGAATTTCGTGCATCGTTGTTTCTGTCCAATGGCATTCACGTTCCAGCGCATCCAACACCTTCTTCCCACTCTCGGAGTTGAAGGTGTCGTTGAATGCGTGCCACTGGTCAATCAATGCTGATTTTGTTTTATCAATCTCATCCATATGTTTATTTACCCGCCAACTGCTGCATAATCGCGTTTACAGGACCGGACGTTCCATCCGTCTTGCTTTCAACGTCTGCGGCCTTGTCGGCAACTTCCATAACTTGCTGCGTCTTCATCAATTCCATTTGCTCATTCTGCGCGGCTTGCTGCTGCTTACGCTTCTGAGCCATTTCATAATCGCTGTAGAGCAAACGCTTAGGCATACCCTTGATCTGAGAAACCTCTTTCACCAACTCATCAATGTTGAGGCGGTCCAAAACAGGGATTTGGAACTGAGCCAGCATAGAAAGAACATCCATCGTTCCAATAATGGCGTTGATGTTATGCTCTTCAAACTTACGGGAAAGCGGAGACTTCCACACAACGCGGAAGTTGCTGTTCGGCTTTCCGTCCTGGGTCAGCAACTCCTTCGGCATTGGTGGGAACTTCTTCGCGCGGAACAGAATGTTGAACACACGCGCAACCAACGGCTCAAAGAAATCCGCCTGCATCTGCGAAATAACAGATGACAGAATGGTTTGACGTTCATACGTCTTTTGCTCAACCTCAGTGGCAGTACGATTGTAATGAACATCCTGCATCATAATGATGTCATTATAGAAACCGTCCTTAATCTGCCTGCGGAGGAATTCGCTTTCCTGCGGTCCAGCCTGGGCGACGATGGGCGGCGTCAGGAAGGACGGGCTTTCCCTACCGGCGCGCTTAGTCATCACCGAGAACGGCTTGAAGGACGGGGGAGAAAGCAAGCTGTCATCCGAAACCACCATAGGCGGGGCAAGCATCATCTGTTTGCCCATTAGCTCCACAGTGCGGACGCTGTTCAGGTACTTACACAGGGGAAGGTTCTGCATCCCTGGGGAATAGCCGTACACGAAGCCGGGAATCCTGCCCCAACGGCCAACCGGAATCGGAAACTCATCGTATCCAGATTCCTCCATAATCACCTTGTCCTTCTGACAAACATAATAGGAGGCAAACTCACGATGCTTCGGGTTCTGACGCTTAGACGGAACCCAATCCTTACGCGGCATAACGATGTGGTACACCTCAACGAACTCATAAGGCTTCTTCTTGTAGACCTTCATAATCGCTTCGGAGGTTGCAGGGCCAAACTTACCGTAGGCTTGGCGTGCCGTCATACGCGCCTTGCGAACAACCGTGTCAATCTGCCCACGGTGGTTTTCTGCAATGAAGAGTTCCGAGATAGAGCGCGGCTTGAAGATAAGAATATCCTCACCAATCTCTTCCTTTCCTTCCTCCACCAAAACGGCTGACGTACCGTAATCAACAATCTCGTTGTAGTAAGGACCAATAGCATCATAGAAGTTGGATTGGTTCAGATGGTACATAGTGATTTCGGCACACTCTTCATACCAACGCTGAACGTTCCAGTTGTTACGCAAAGCGTAATCCGTGGATTCATAGCTGATCCACTTGGTTGCCGGATTCGTCACACCACCCTTGAGCGCGTGAGCCAATTGCTCAGATGCGATAATGCCGGTGTTGTCCTTTAGGTCCACGCCACGCTTTAGGCTGTTGGCTGGGCGCGTGATGTTGATAGGCATTGCTCCAAGATAATCGGAACACTCCTGCAACGTTTCCTCAATAGGCTTCCTCTCTGCTTCCAACTGCGCAGCGAGTTCACAAAGTTCTTTTCCGTCCATACAATCACCTAAAACAAATATCGTTCTTCAAATGGAAGGGTTCCCCCTTGGGCCTTATTCGCCCAAGAGGGTCTTCTTCTTCAGGTTCGGATTGGTGGTGTCGCCTTCCGTGCTGGTCAGAATGGTATTCTCATTCGTGCTTGCCAGTCGGATACGGCGGCGCTGTTCGTCCGAAGCTTCCTTAACAGCCGGGTCTTCAACAGTCGGCGGCGGGGGCGGCGGCGGGGGTGGCGGGGGAGCGGACTTACCGCCACCACCACCGAAGGACCAACGGCGCGGATCACCCATTTCCGAAAAATCTTCGTCAAGGCAATCGTTCCAAATCTTCTTAATCTCAATCATCACTTCTAACCTTCCT